AACAAAGCATATGTTGGAGGTGTTGGCGGAACAACTCATGTCGGAACGGTTTCCGTCACCCTTGTTTGAGACTTGTAAAATTAGGGGCAAAACTGTATTGTTCTAAAAATTGTTAAAGGTGAAAAATGTACGGTATTCAGGCACTTCAACCACAGTATGCCACACGGCCTATGCGGTTTGCAGAGGGCGGTATGGCAATGCCCCAAGAAGCTCAAACAGGCATTGCAAGCATGGCCCCTATGCCTATGTCCGTCGCCAATGAACAACCGTCTATGCCTATGCCCGCTGCCAATGAACAACCTTCTATGGCTACCCCGAGTAGTTTAGAAGCAATAGCCCAACAGGTTGAGGCTACGCTTCCACCTGATATTGTTGAGGCTTTTCGTGCGCTTGTAGCGCAACTTGCGACATTGCCACCTGAGCAATTGCAAAAATTTGTACAGGTTATTGATTTAATTCAACAGAACGCTGATAATTACGCGCAAACTGTACAAGAACTTGTCAACCAAGGCATAGTTAAAGAGGGTGATTTGCCGCAAACATACAACCCCGCCTTGTTTGATGCATTGAAAGAAGTGTTTAAAGTTGCAGCCTCCAGCCCTGCACCTATGCCAAATACGCCGACAGGAATGGCGATGGGCGGCATTGTTGATACTACAACGGGTGGGCGCTTTGGCGATACTATGTTGGCGCATATCAACCCGCAAGAAGCTGCAATGTTGCGTGCACGTGGTGGCATGGAAACACGTAATCCTAATACAGGGTTGCCTGAATATTTTAATTTAGGTGATGTGTTTAAGGTAGCCGCGCCGATTGTTGGTGCTATTGCAGGTTCATTTTTGCCGATTGCTCCGCTGGTTGGTACAGCAGCAGCTTCATTTATTGGGCCTGCTATCGGTAGTTTTGCAGCATCAAAACTTGCAGGCTATAATACAAAACAGGCTCTTATCAATGGTGTTGTAGCGGGTGGTTTCGGTTACGGTGCTGGATATACACAAGCCGCGCAATACGGCGGCTATGGTGCAGCTGAAGGACCATCTCTTGGTACGGCAGTAAGTAAAGGTATTAGTGATCAAGGTGTCGGGTCACTGTTTAGATTTGGTAGTATTTCAACACCGACAAGTGCTGTCTCAAAAACTGCAACGAATTCTACGGGCACTGTAGCTACTGGGCCTAACACTAATTTGGCAACAGTGCCTTACGTTCGCAATGCGGCAGAGTTTTCTGCTCTTTCACCACAAGAGCGAGAATCCTTTTTGAAATTGCAAAAAGATCTTGCCGAGTATAAAAAATATAGCGGTGGCGAAGGAATGTTCGGTTCTATTGGCAACTTTGTAAAAGATAATCCTTTTATGGTTGCTGCAGGCATTAGTGCATTGAGCCTGTTAGACCGACCCGACCAACCTAAACCCCTTGGTTACGAAAAAACTTCAGACCAATTAATTGCTGAAAATCCAAACAAATACATGTTTGCTCCTTCAAACTTCGGTATTGGTTCGATGCGTGTAAAAGCAGGTGGGGCTATCAATGGTCCTGGAACAGGTACAAGCGATAGTATCCCTGCACGTTTAAGTGATGGTGAATTTGTAATGACAGCTAAAGCTGTGCGTGGTGCAGGTGATGGTGACCGTAGAGCAGGTGCAGCAAAGATGTATGAGCTAATGCATCATTTTGAAAAATTAGCGTAGGTGATCAATGGCTGATACCACTTTATCACAACAACAAACTGTTTTAGACCCTAAAATCCAAGCCTTTTTTGAAGGGTTATTGGACATTGCTAAAAAGCGTGCTGAAACACCTGTCGATATCCCTGGATATCAGTTTGCAGGTTTTGATCCTATGCAACAGAGCGCATTTAATGTTGCGCAACAAGGTGTGGGTTCGTATCAACCATTTATTCAATCGGCTTCACAGGCGTATGGTACAGGCATTTCTTCTTTAGCAGGTGGGGCACAGGCATATAATCCATTATCTGCTTCTGCTTATATGAACCCATATCAAACGCAAGTTACGCAAAACGCCTTAGCTGAATTGCAACGGCAAGCACAAATTGCTAAACAGCAACAAAATTTAAATGCTGTGCGGTCTGGCGCGTTTGGTGGTAGCCGACAAGGGGTACAAGCGGCTGAACTTTCGCGTAATCTTGCTGACGTACAAGCTGCAAGAATATTTGAAGATTATTCAAGAAATTTCCAACAAGCACAAGCTGCCGCTCAAGTTGATTTTGAAAATCAACAACGTCGGCAACAACAAGCAGGCATCAGCACACTTAATGCAGCAGGCGGAATTGCTAACCTTGGTGGGCAAGTGCAAGCGTTGCAACAAGGCGACGTTAGCCAATTGTTTAACCTCGGGGCACAAAGGCAAGCTGCTGACCAAGCGAAATTTGATGCGCAACGTAGTTTGGCATTGCAAAAACAATATGAGCCGTTCCAACGTATTCAGTTTGCGAGCGATATTTATCGTGGCGCACCAAGCGGGCAAACAATTGTTGGACAAACTTATGGGCAGCAGCCTTCACTGGCATCGCAATTTACAGGCGGTACGTTGAGCACATACGGTGCATTGAATCAAGCTAACAGGCCACAAGTGAATTGGTGGGGCGGTTACGGTACAACTTGATAGGTTAAATTATGTCAGTTTTAAATCGTCCGATGTTTCGTAGGCAACCTGTTTCCTCTAAAGGAACAGGGATTACCGCTTATTTTGCAGAGGGTGGGCCTGTTGTAAAGGGAACCCCTTCGGTATATGATCCAGCTAAATTTGATCCCCAAAATGTACAGACCAATTACCGTGCATTAGAGAATTTGTATGCACCGTTGATGGATAAACAACGTTCTATGCAAGAGTTAATTGCGGAACGTGCAAATATCCTTGGCCCATTGGACAATGAAGTTGCTTTCAATACAGCATTAGCGCGTGCAGGAGCAGCTATTTCAAAAGCAGGTAGTTTGGCGGCGGGTCTTGCACCTGCTGCACAAGCGTTTACGGAAACGTCTGCTGAAGGTGAAGAAAAAAATAGATTGCTGCAACGTCAAGTTGCGTTGAGTGCTTTAGACCAAATGACTAAAGAAAAAGAAACGGCTAAACAAGCTAAGATGAGTATTTTGGGTGCAGCAATTAATCAAGAAGAATCAAGAATTGCTGCAGTATTGGCTGAAAAGAAAAGACTTGCGGAAATCGAAGCAGAACAAAACTATGAAATGATTCGCGACAATATTAAGCGTATTTATGATGAGCAGTCAAAACTAGATGAGAGGGCTAACGATAATTTTCAAAAAGCGTTAGACAGAGCTTCTCAAAAAGAACTCAAAGGTCTTGATATTGAGGCGGAAAATAAAAAAATAGCAACTAACCTTATAAATCATTTTATGAAAGAAGAATCTGTTACGTTTATAAAACCAAATGATATGGGTTCGCCAAGTAAAGGGTTTACTATCCTTGGAGAGTATAAACAAACGGTGACACCTGAAGGTACTGTTGAATGGCGTAATATATTTAACAATAGTTCGTTGCCTGCTGGTTCATTGAAATTTGATGCACAGGTTGCTTCGGTATTTACGCCTAAGTTTGATGCTCCTAAAAAAGCATTCATACCGGATACTACCCATTTTACTGGATTGCGGCCTATTCAATATCAAACGGATAGAAACGGTACGCCGTTTATGTTGGTTGAAGAGAATGGCGAAAAAGTGCCGATGCCTCAAAATGCTATTATTTCTGATCAAACAGAAATGTTTAAAACAGAAATATTGCCTAATGGTAGCACTGCCTACACGATTACCAATGGTCCGTTTGCTGGTAAAACGGTTATCGTAGATCGTGCGGGTAAAATTCAAAATCTATCCGAAATTGCTGATGTTTATACAGGTGATCAATTGAAGAGACCGTCACCTGCTGATGCTGCTGTACCAGATGCTGTACCAGATGCTGCACAAGATGCTGCTGTACCAGATGCTGTACCAGATGCTGCACAAGATGCTGCTGCACAAGGCACTGCTGTACCAGATGTTGTTCAAAATAATCCAACAAGCAAGTTTTTAACAAAACCATTGGATGGTACAGTTGTAAGCGCACTTCGAGATAAAGAAAATGATTTAAAAAATCGTAATCCTGCCATTGGCGAAATCACTGGTAGAGGTGCAGAACTTCATATATTAAGCGTACAACCTGCAAGTTCTATTAAAAGTTTTGATTTAGATCCAACAACAGCACGTGAAACCGAACGTAATATTATAGCTTATGAAGAATTTTTAGCTGCTTTAGATGATGTTATTAACGCAGGTGCAGCCAACTCTGTCGGTATTGCAGCAAAACTAAGATCTATCATTACCAATGGAATTGATCCACTTATTTATGGAAACGATTGGGCATTCGTGGCTGATGAAAAAAATAGAGCGCTGCTAGAATTAATGACAAATAAAATGATCACAGCGTTGGCTGTAAATGACGAACGTATTTCTGTAGACGAACAAAACAGAATCAGATCAATAGCACCTTCTGTACAAGAATGGTTTGTAAGTCCTGCATCAGTTACAGCTAGACTTGCTGAAATTATTCGTCATTCAAAAAATAATCTGTCATTAGCACGTTCTCGTTTAACCGATAAACCTGCTTTATTGCTACAACAGGTTCCTCAAGGAACGGTGAGAGATCCATTTACGCCAAAATTTTTGCCTTATGTACAAGCCTTAAACGCTGAAGGATTTGGTGATGATTTAAGAAGAAAGTTTTTCAAAGATGCCAAGGGGCGGGTACTTCGAATTCAACTAAATGAACCTAAACCTGATTTTAAACAAAAATAAAGTGAGTCGATAATACAGGAAATTTTTATGGCAAATCCTTACAGCGCTGCACTCAAACCCGTTGAACCTAATTTTATAGATATTGGCGGTGGTCTTTCATTAGACTACACGGGTGTGCCAGATGCACCTAAAACTAGAGAAGAATTTAATATTCTCAACCAATTAGAAGATTTAGATAATCGTGATGAAGCAGCCAAACTTACTTTCGTCGGTCGTAAAAACGAAGGCGACCTTGGGTTGCAACGCGCTTTTTTAGGTGCATTCAATAAAGCTGTTTTGTATTTGCCTGATGCTGCAATCAATGCAGCTATTCGTGGAATGGAATCTGAAGGAATTTTAAAAGCACCTGTTGATCCTGCACAAAATAGAGATTTTTTAGAACGTACCTTTAACGCTGTTAATTTTGAGCAGAAAGAAAAAATTCTTGGGTTTTTAAATGTAGGTGTTCCTGGAACAGAAATACTTCCTTCTACACCAGCAGAAACGATAGCTGATGCTGCAGGTACTGGGGCGGCAATAGCAGTACCAATAGTCGGTGCAACTAAGGGTTTAGCAAAAACAGCTGAACCTGTTTTTGAAGTTATAAAACCTCTTTATGATACAACAAAACTTGTTTCTAAAGGCGCACCGTATTCGACGGTGCAAAAACAGCTTATTCAACAACGTGCGTTAGAAAATCCTTCGCTTGGAAACACCACACAAAAAATACTTGTAGATATTTTAAACGCCTTTCAAAAAAATCCGGGTCGTTTTGTTGCAAGTGAAGTTGTCGGTAGTGCTATAGGCGCAGGCGCATCTCAAGCTGAAATCCAATATACTCCTTTAAGAACTTCTACAGATGAACCTATTAATACTGGTATTCTTGGACTTTTAGCAGGGGTACCCGCTGCCGCGATAGTTGAAAGTCCAAAAGCCGTTGCCCGTTATGCTGCAGAGTTAGGCGTAAGTGGTATTACTGGTATTCCACTTATTGGGGCCTTAATCCGTAAAGGCGTAAACAAAATATACGCTGACAACTATACTGACCAAGGTGCACAACAAGCTGTTCGTGCTCAGTTACAACCGATATTTCAACAAGCACTTAAAAACGCTGAAGAAACTGGTGATTTTCAACGTACTGTTGAAATTTTAAAAGCTATGGATGATCTTGGCATTGCTAGACCAAAACTTTCAGCTGCTGAGCAGTTTTTAGATACTCCTTTAGGTATTACACAAAGTGTACTCCAAAAAGGAGCAAAGGGTCAAGAAGCTCGTGATAATGTTAATAGAATACAAAGTAACATTCAAAAAGCGTATGACTTTGCTCGTAAAATGTTAGTTGGCCCAGAAGATGTTCCTATTGTTGTTAAGGGCGGCACTAATAAGGCTCCTTCAGCAGTAGAAGACTTTATGGCTGCAATTGAAAAAACTCAACGTACTCGAGCAGAAGGGTTGGTTTCCGAGCAAGAAGCTCTTGACGAAGAATTAATCGACCTTGCACAACGGTTTCCGGGACTTTCAAAAGAAGGTAAAATTGATCTTGGAAACAAAATAGTAGGAACACTTGTAGCTGATAAAACCGCTAAAAGAGAAGAACTTTTAAATCTAGAAAAAGAACTTGGTTTAGATAACATGGGTGCAAAAGACTTTTCTTCTTTAAAACTTAAACTTCAATCTATACTAGATGAAAAATTTACAAAAGCAGCAAAAGATTTAATTCCTGATTCTTTGCTAAGGTTAATTAACAGCCCTAGTTCAGAAATGAGTTTTGATGACTATAGAGCTGCTCGTAACGCTATTGGAGATAGTTTTCAATCTTCAAACGATAGTTTTAATACTACATTAAAAACAGCTAAAGAACAATTAGACCAATGGGCTGACCAAGCCTTTGGCACAGGTTATCGAAATTGGCGTGTTCGGTGGAAAAACGAATACGAAATACCATATCAAGAAGGAATTGTTCAAAAGATAACCAAAAATCGTGGATCTAAAGAAAATCCTATTTACGTTTTAAATGGAGAAAATGTTGCTTCTGGAATTTTACGTGAGGGAACTAAAGATCCTCAAAACGTTGTAAACTACATTCAACTTTTAAAATTAAACCAAAATAATGAAGGAATTACAGATTTAAGAAATGCTGTAACAGATTTAATTTATGATAAAGCATTTGATTATGAAAAAAATCAACTCAACCCTACGAAATATTCAAAATTTTTGCGTGATAATGAAATTGTTTTAAAGGAATTAAATTTATTTGATTCTTTAAGTAACAACACTTCAACTATACAAGCACTTGCTTCTAGGCAGGCAAATCTTGCGGCGCGTGAAAAGCAAATCAAAGCTGACCAAATCAGTAAACTGCTTGCTTATAAAAACAGTGATACTGGCGCATTAAGCGCAAGTGAAGTTATCGACAATATGTTGAAAAATCCAAACGAACTTGGAAAAACGTACAAACAAATTGTCGACATGGGTGATGAAGGGTTAACTGCGGCTTTCCGTAAGGCAACATTAGACCGTGTTTTTTCAACGATGGAAGATGGTCCAGATGCTTTTGCTGATGCTGTAGTAAATAATGCTGCGTCGTTAAAACGGATTATGTCACCAGAAGAATTTGATAAATACACTATGGTGAACGATCTACTACATCGTATAAGGTTTGCTGAAAGAAATAAAGAAGGTAGCGGTACCGATTACGATAGTTTTTTAAAAAGGGCTGAAAAATACATTGGTACTCGTATACCGACTGTAGCAGCATATTATCGTGCTATGATACAAAGTAAGCAAAGCCCTATGTTTCTCGGGGCTACCTTGGCAACACGATTTATTTCAACACGTCAACAAAGTGCTTTTGATGCTATGCACAAAAAAGCGATGGACGGCGATATGGAATTTATAAAAGATCTTGCTACAGAAACTCTGCCTTCTGGCGGGGCACCAAGGCCGACTGAACTGCGGTTACGTAGCGCGTTGTTTAGCGTAGGGGTGCCTTCGTTATTCCCCGTAGAAGAATCACCAATGATTGAATATACACTGGATGACAACGGTCGTTTTGTGCCTGTGAAAAAAGATAGTGGTGCAGGTGGTGCACCACCTGCACCACCTGCGGCATCTGTGACACCTGAAGTACCGCCAAAGGTACAAAAAAATATTACTGTTGACTTTCTTGACTCTGACCCTAGCCCAAGTAACTCGTTTAATCAACCACCACCCAATGTTTTGCCTCCTGCAAACGGCAGTGCAACGGGCACTAACTATAAAAAGTTATTTCCTAATGATGAATTAGGGGGAGCCATCAGCGATCGTGGACAGTGATGAAAGATAATTTTGAGCAATGCCTAGCCCTAGTGCTTAAACACGAAGGCGGTTTTGTTAACCATCCAAAAGATCCAGGAGGCATGACTAACCTCGGCGTTACCAAAAAAGTTTGGGAAGAATGGATCGGCAAACCAGTAGATGAGGCTGCAATGCGCGCGTTAGGGCCTACCGATGTCGCGCCGTTATACAAAAAGAATTACTGGGACCGTGTCCGTGGAGATGATCTACCGACAGGTGTTGACTATTCTGTGTTTGATTTTGCTGTTAATAGTGGCGTTGGTCGCGCCGCCAAGTTTCTTCAAGCCGCTTGTGATGTTGCTCAAGATGGCGCTATCGGACCCGCAACCTTAGCCGCAGTAGCACAACATCATCCACGTGAACTTGCTACTTCTATATGTGAAAAACGGTTAGCATTTCTTCAATCATTGCCAACGTGGGGCACGTTCGGCAGGGGTTGGAACAAGCGTGTTGCCGAAGTAAAAGAAACAGCTTTCAAAATGGTTGGCTAAATAAGCCATTCTTTATATCCTTCAGCCAATACCTGCGTTGCGATATTGATTTTGTTACGCAGGGCTTTTAATATTTTTTCATCTACAGTGTTTTCAGTAACTATGTCTACGTATGTTACTTTATTTTTCTGCCCAATACGATGGGCGCGGTCTTCGCTTTGCAACCTTATTTCAAGGTCGTAGTTATTACTGTAATAGATTACAGTTTTTGCGGCAGTTAAAGTAAGGCCGTATCCGCCTGTACGCGGCTGCCCTACGAAAAACCGTACAGGACCATTTAAATTTTGAAAATCACGTACAGTTTGTTGTCGCTGGTTTACTTCTGTTTCGCCGTAATATGTTCTTACACTTTGTTCACCATAAACCTTTTTAAGTTCTTTTTCTATAGCTAAAATATCATTAATAAAAGTTGCCCAAATGATTGCTTTGCCGTCTGTTTCTTCTAATACATCTAGCAACTCATTCATCTTGTTATGCGGCAATGTACTAATTATTCCGTCATCGTTTTTTACAAAGCCAGAGCAAACCTGTTGTAACCGCAATAACTGTGTCAATACATTTTGAGCAGTTACCAAACCGTTTTCGAGTTCGGCTACAGCAAGCCTTTTTAGTTGACCATAAACTTTCGCTTGTTTATCGGTTAATTCTACTCTACGCTGAAGGTAGAGTTTTTCTGGTAAATCTAAACAATCTTCCTTACGAACACGATAGCTGAACTTTTCAAGGTTCGTAGTCAGTTCAGGTAGGTTTTGGTATCCGGTAATTTTATTAAAACTATGTGTGCCTACCGACCTTTTTACCGTAACCGCATACCTGTTTTGAAAAGCCCAATAAGATTGAAACCCTAACAAATGTGGGCTTAAAAAATCACACTGGCTAAACAAATCTAAAGGACTTTGCGTAATAGGCGAGCCTGTCATAATCCTACGGTATTTAGAAACTCCACCAACTTTGATTACGTTTTTTGTCCGTTTTGCAGACCTGTTTTTAATTGTAGTGCTTTCATCTACAACCATTAGGATAGGTTTTGCCCTTGCAAATTTTAATGCGAAAGCGGTACCTTTATCGGTACTAAACGCCTCTATGTTCATAATAACTATTTTAAGATTATCATCATCGATAGCAAAAGCCCTATCTAACTCTTTAAACTGCTTTTGTGTTTGTGCAGGCGACCATACAATAATATCGTGTAATACATGGTCGGGTATATGGGTTGGTATTTCGTTTTGCTCCCAGTTTTTGTACACACCCTTTGGAGCTATAATTAAGGCTCCTTGGATACGACCATTATCATAAAGCATCGACATTGTGTCAATCAATATTTTTGATTTACCTGTACCCATTTCACAAAACAAAGCATATTCTTCCTTATCGAAGGAAAGTTCTAATGCTTCCATTTGATGCTGATAAGGTTTCAGCTTAAAATTGTAACGCAACATGAAACACTGCCCTTTCTATCGGCTATGAAAACAATATATAATATACAAACCAAAAAACAAAAATATTTTTTATCTAACCCCACCAAGTTGCGCCAACGGAACTTATATATCGATATAGCGAGATATTGTATATCGGCTTAAAATAATTTTTAGTACCATCCATTTTAAAAAAGCACCTATATAATAAAATTATATTCGTATGATAATTTAGTGCTTGGCAAAGCAAAAATGGCGGCACATAATACAAGGCTAACAGCGGGAGAAAGCCGTGACTGTATATATCACACAAGAAGTTAAAAACCGTGATCTTTCAGACGCTGTTGCTTTTGGCGAGTTGGATATACTTATTCCTGCAAAGGATCAAGTGGCGCTTTCTGCGATGCCAACCGTTAGAAGAATGCAGCGTAAGTTAGGTAGGTTTACAGATGAAGACTATCTTATTTTAGCAGGTGACCCTGTTTGTATTGGTATTGCATGTGCACTTGCTGCTATGAACAATAATGGTCGTTTTAAAGTGCTTAAATGGGATAGGTTAGAAGAACGTTATTTGCCTATAAATATAAACTTCTACCAGAAAGAGGAGGCTATAATTGAATGACTTTGAAACATTGGCTACGACGCTAGGTCAGGTACGTGAAGAAGATTTGCAAGGTGTCGCGAATCTTGTGCGTACGCAACTGGCATTAGAACGTACAGTTGAAAACTTAGAAGAGCAGTTAAAAAAGGCAAAAGAGGAACTACGTCAAATAGCAGAAGACCTTTTACCATCTGCTTTAGAAGAACATGGCTTGCGTGAGTTACGCATGACTGATGGCAGTATTGTTTCTACGGTCATGTTTTATGGTGCTTCGATACCAAAGGAACGTACCGCAGAAGCATTTTACTGGTTACGTAATAATTCTTTCGGGGACTTGATAAAAAACACAGTTTCCGTAAGTTTCGGTAGGGACGAAGATAAGGCCGCGCAAAACTTAATCAATGATTTAAGTAAGCGTGGGCTAAATACTTCGCAAAAAGAATGGGTAGAACCAATGACGCTCAAGGCTTTTGTTAAGGAGCAATTGGAGGCAGGTCGCGATATGCCTACAGACCTATTTGGAGTTTTTATTGGTAAACGCGCAAAAATTAAAGGAAAGTAAAATGGTTAAAGGTACACAGGTAGCAGTCCAGAAAGAACAAACCGCCATAGCAGTATATGAAGGTTTTGAAGCTGATGCAGGATCAGGGTTTGAAGAAATTACTTCATCTGACCTTTCTATTCCATTCTTGCGGATACTTGCTCAATTAAGTCCGCAAGTGAATAAGCGTGATGGCGCATATATCCAAGGTGCAGAACCCGGAATGATATTAAACACCCTTACTAACGAAGCCTATAATGGTGACGAAGGTATTTTGGTTATTCCTTGCCATAGCAATCGTCGCTTGGTTGAATGGACACCACGCGAAAAAGGTGGTGGATATGTTGCAACACATTTGCCAACTGACCTAATTGCAAAGACAACCCGCCAAGATGAACGCAACAACGACATTTTGCCAAATGGTAATTTGTTGACTAACACTTACCAAATTTTCGTTATACTGCTGCATCCTGAACTTGGACCACAACGTTGTTTGATTACTATGACAAGTACTCAAACCAAAAAGGCTAAAAAGTGGATTGGGCAAATGCAAGCGTTTCAAGGTCGGCGTAAGGATGGTAGCATTTATACTATGCCGATGGCTTCAAACGTATACAGGTTGCGTACAGTAGAAGAACGTAACGATAAAGGTAGTTGGTTTGGTTGGGAGTTTAAGCGCGAACGTGTAATTGACCTTAAAAACCAAAATGACGCTGACCTGTATGGCATAGCAAGTGGTTTTTCTGTTTCGTTAAAAGCAGGTGAAATTACTGTTAGAGCCGATATTGGTGAAACCCACGAAGAAGATGACGACTCGGCACCGTTTTAATCTTGCTTGATCGTTTTACGAGGAGGGTGTAATGCCCTCCTTATTGCTTCTTATGGGTAGAAAGTCATGGAACACGCACAATCGTTTTTTAATCTGTTTTTAGGCAACAATCGTGCGCACGGCACATTTAAAGTAAGTGCCGAGCGTAGTGATGGTAAAAAGAAAGGCGTTGCAAAGGTTTTACAAGAACAAACAACAATTAATCATTGGCAAGACCATTTAGAAGGCAACGTTGGATTAGGTATTATCCCTATAAAAGATAATGACCATTGTCATTGGGGTGCTATTGATGTTGATGAGTATAATTTAAACCATAGCAAACTCATTTCTAAAATCGAGCATCAAAATATTCCTGCGGTTGTTTGCCGTAGTAAAAGTGGAGGTGCGCATATTTTCTTTTTCTTTCAACAGGAAATTTTCGCAGAAGAACTGCAAGACAAACTTAATGAAATTGCGGCTTTTTTAGGCTACGCCGGAAGCGAAGTTTTTCCTAAGCAAACACATTTGTTAGTCGATCGTGGCGACACAGGCAACTTTTTAAACATGCCTTATTTTGCCGGAGAAAGAACAACTCGTTATGCTTTTAGTAAAAACGCAGAAAGCCTAAATCTAGATGAGTTTGTTGAGTTTGCACTATCACGTGTAATAACACCAAAAGCGTTTTTTGAATTAAAAATATCTTCTGGTAAAGAAGAAGAGTTATTGCCTGAAGGACCACCGTGTTTGCAACATCTATGTGCACAGGGTTTTGGTGAAGGCAGTAGAAACAATGCTTTGTTTAATCTTGGTGTGTATGCACGTATGGCGCACCCTGACCATTGGGAACAAATAGTTCAAAAATATAATATTGATTATTTAAAGCCGCCATTAGGCAATACTGAGGTTGGTGCAGTAATCAAACAATTAAATAAAAAAGAATATTACTATAAGTGTTCAGATCAACCTATATCAAGCCACTGCAATAAGTCGATGTGTATGACCCGTAAGTTTGGCGTTGGTCCAGGACAAAGTAACAATAGCTTTTCAAGTTTAACTAAAATTAATGGTGACCCACCTATCTGGATATTAACTATAGATGGCAAGCGTGTTGAATTAAGCACCGAAGCTATGGTTAGCCAAACCGTATTTCAAAAAGAATGTGTTGCGCAGATTAACATGTTTCCGATAGCGGTAAACCCTCGTGCATGGCAAACACGCATGCAGGGGTTGTTAGATAATTTAACAATAGTAGAAGTTCCGCCAGATGCCACATTGCGTGGTGAGTTTGAAGATTTACTCGCAAGTTTCTGTTGTGACCGTGCCCGTGGCGAAACCCGTGAAGATATATTGCAAGGTATTGCTGTGTGGTTAGATGGACGAGTATACTTTCAAGTAAAGGATGTACGTAAGCATCTGCAGGTAAATAACTTCACGCATTATAGCAGTAATCGGATTACGCTGCGCCTTACTGATCTTGGTGCCGAAAAAATGTTTTGGAAACCAAACAATAAAGGTATTCACGTATGGAGTTTGCCGCAAGAGTTTTTTGGTAACTCAGCAAACGAACAAACTGAAATACAACTACCTGAGTTGAAAAAAGATTCTAATGTTATCTAACCCGCATATTGTGCTTGGCCCTCCAGGAACAGGCAAAACAACACGTTTGCTCAACCTTGTAGAGCAATATCTACAAGCAGGCGTGCCGCCTGATAGAATAGGATATTTTGCGTTTACTCGTGCCGCAGCCAATGAAGCAATGATACGGGCTATGAGTAAATTTAAAATTGTAGAAAAAGACCTACCGTATTTTAAAACGCTCCATAGTTTAGCTTACGGGCAACTTGGCGTTTCACGTAACCAAATGATGACAGAAACCCATTACGGTGAAGTTGCGAAGTGGTTAAAAATCGGTGGTTTTGTTGTTTCGCCAGAAAAACAAGATGGACCGTATTTAGATTTTGGTTATGGCGATAAGTTTTTAGAACTTATTACCATGTCACGTATAACGTGTCGTGCTTTGCGTGAGGTATATACATATTCAACCGTGCCGTTAAAAACTGATTGGATGCGTGTTGATTATGTAGATAGAGGATTGGCCCATTATAAGAAAACCATTGGTCTGTATGATTATACTGATCTGTTAGAAGATTTTATAGCTAAAGAACTATCCCCTAAGTTGGAGGTTATGTTTATCGACGAAGCACAAGATTTAAGTGCGTTGCAATGGCGTATGGTCCAACAACTTATGAAACGTGCAAAACATGTTTACATCGCAGGTGATGATGACCAAGCTATTTATCGTTGGGCCGGAGCAGATATCGACTACTTTATTGGTTTAAAGGGTGCCGTAGAAGTATTAGGGCAAAGTTATCGTATACCAGTATTGCACCATGAAGTAAGCCAAAAAGTAGTTCAGCGAATACCAAATCGCCGAGAGAAGCCTTTTTTACCAAAAAAAGAGGAAGGCATAGTGCAATGGCATCGCCATAGCGAAGAGGTAGATTTAGAATCAGGTGAGTGGTTGTTGTTAAGTCGTACTCGTAAAGGGGCTACTCAATTAGAAGAAGAAGTTCGTCAACGAGGATTACTATACAATCATAATGCATCACGTTCTATTGATAGTGATGTTATAGATGCTGTCCGTTTGTGGGAGGCTTTACGTAATGGACAAAAACTACGTGTTGTTGACGTGCGCACTGTATATAAGTACATGCTGCTAAATAGTCAGGTTCAGTTTGGTTTTAAAAAGTTACCAAATGTGCGAGATGACGTTTACTTGGGTATAGATGAATTGCTGACTAACCATGGACTCATGCACACTTTGCCTTGGGACGAAGGATTAGGAAAAATTCCTGCAAGAGATCGTGCTTATTTGAAAGCATGTTTTAAGCGAGGTCAAACACTAGATGCAAAACCACGCATAACGATAAGTACAATCCATGCGGCAAAAGGTCGTGAAGCAGAAAATGTTTTATTGACTACAGATAGTTCTGGTCAAATGCAGAGTATGTGGCGCAAAACTATGAACCAAGAAGAAGATGAGGCCAGAGTATTTTACGTTGGCCTTACAAGAGCAAAGCATAAACTACATTTTATACATCCAATGCGAACGCGAGGTTATTTAATACCGCATTGATAAAATAGGGTTTGTCTTTCAAAAACGTTAGGGTTTAAATTAGCAACCGTAATAAGGAGGTATTCTATGGCTATTGAAACTACGGTGCCGTATTTTATTGAAATAACGCTACAAGAAGCAAACGTTCGTGCCATAGAAAATGGTTATGAAAGGTTCCTACAAAAGGAACAATTTGCAGCTCTTGAGCAGGGTAAAAAGTATCCTGTTCAAACAATATACGAAATGCAAGATTATGCACGTTTAGTGGTTGTGCTTAATTCACAAGGCGAAACTGCATGGCTTGACATTAATTTTGAAAACCTACACAAACTACCACTACTCGTACTAGAACTACCCGAAAATGTTGTACACTAACCGCCAACTGATAGGAGAAAGTATCATGGCACACCTTATTGAAACAATGGCATACACAGGCGAAACACCTTGGCACGGACTTGGTAAACAAGTTCATGGCAACATGACCCCCGAAGAAATGCTTGTAGCCGCAGGTATTGACTGGACTGTTAGCAAACGTCCTGCTTATATTGCGAGCAATGGCACAGTAACTAATCTGTATCGCCCCGAAGATAGCGGTGCAATGCAACTGGTAGAAGACAACTTCTTTGTAGTGCGCGATAGCGACAACAAAGTGCTTAGTCATTGCGGCAGTGGTTACAATCCTTTCCAAAACCGTGATGTTATGTCGTTTTTTAAGCGTTTTACCGAAGCAGGCGACATGTTTATGGAAACTGCAGGTAGCTTAAAAGAAGGCCAAGAAATTTGGGGCCTTGCTAAATTAAAAGATGGTTTCCAACTCGCAGGTGGCGATGAGGTAAAAGGTTACTTGTTGTTGAATAATAGCCATCGCGTTGGTAAAGCTATGACCGCTATGTTCACGCCTATTCGTGTGGTGTGCAACAATACACTCACCTTGGCCCTTAACGATTCCAGTGCTAACAAGTTTCGTATCTTACATTTGCAAATGTTTGACCAAGAAATTATGGCAGCAGCTGAAGAAGCTCTTGGCCTGAGCAATACACGCATGGCGCAGTTCCGTGAGCAGTCAGAGTTCCTTGCTTCTAAAAAGGCAAAAACGTTGGAGGTAGATAACTTTATTGCCGAGTTGTTCCAAAAGGATACGTTGCTTGAGCGTGGCAAAGCTGCCGAACAAAACAAACTGCCTCCGTTGCGCGATGAGTTCAAACGTACGGCATTGGCAGTTTCAGAGGCTTACGAAGTAAGTCCCGGAAGCACCCTTGCTTCTGCCAAGGGTACATGGTGGGGAGCACTTAATGCCGTCACCTATGTGGTTGACCACCCGCGCCGCGCAAGCACTGAAGGCAGCAATCTTTACAGTGCATGGTTCGGCAATGGTGCAAATGTGAAACGCCGTGCTATGGAAAAAGCGTTGGAATATGCTAACGCCGCTTAATTGAACTTTACAGGGCCATGTTAGAAAAAGCATGGCCCTTTTTTCGGAGGTAATTATGGAAGAAACTACACTGCACCCATCTGGATTATATATCCGAAAAGATTCGTATGATTCAGAAATCATAAAAGAAATTTATCGCAGTTATGGCTGGATGGATATGAAAGGTAAAGTTGTGTTTGACGTAGGCGCAAACTTTGGAGCCTTTAGTTTCTATGCTCTTAAAAATGGTGCGAAATATGTTTATGCTTTTGAGCCCGAGCAAGAAAATTTTGAACTGCTGCGTAAAAACTTAGGTCGGTTTGAAAAAAACCTTTTAGATAATTCATCTCGTATTAAACTCGTTAATGCTGCTTTGGTCAGTGGACAGGACGGTGAAATTGATTTTTATCTTACAAAGGGTATCAATCACGGTAATTACTCGATTTATTCTTATCAAGGCAGGGATAAAGTTACTGTAAAATCAGTTAATTTTGCACGGGCGTTAGAAAAAACAAAACCAGAGTGCATTAAGTTTGATTGCGAAGGTGCCGAACATGATTTGTTACCATGCGCTTTACCCGATACAGTGGAACAAGTAGCCATGGAACTTCATTATAACAGTCCGGCGCATACTGTTCCAAACTGGTTCGATAACTCTGTAAATATAATCAAGATGTTTGCTGATTGGGAAACAGTAAAGGAACCAAAAAGAAATCCAAAACTTTGGCATACATTAGGGGGATGGAGAAAAAAATGATTGCCAAACGTTTTTCGTAGTTTAATTTAAAAACGCCCACAGAAAGGAGGCAGTCATGTATTACGTTATCGCACCGAATACCCAAGGCGAAAAACCATACGGTTTTTATAAATTTTCTAACTTAAAACAAGCCAAGGGTTCAAACGTTGTTGACGAGTATGCTATGGTATTCAGTACACCTGAACAACTTGCTGAAAACTTTAGTATAGAAGAAATTAATGGTGTTATTTCTGTTGTGAGTAGCAAACAGATTTCCGTAGGCAAGAATATAAAATTTTCTGCAAAACAGTTGTTTGAAATTACAGCGGAAAAAGCAGTGAGTGTCAAACCTGTTGAACAAGTTGTACAGGAGGATGTAATGGAAGAAAAAGAAATTGTTCAGCCCGTTAAAAAAGCTAAAAACAAAACCCCGAAAGTAAAAACAGTATCCAAACCAAAAACGTTTATCAGCGGGGAGTTAAAGGTACTTAAACCTTTTACGGGTAGTCCTAACAGTATTCGCGGTAAAAATTTAACAATCATTTTAAACAGCGCAACGGCGGATGCCGCTATTTCAAAAATGGTTGATTCAGCAGTAACTGAAAAAGTTGCACGTAATTTTATCCGTTGGGCCGCAGCTGAAGGCTACATTCAAGTGATAAATAAGTAACATGGAATCTTTGCTTGGTAGTTTCTTTTACTGGATAAATGAGCGCCACGCTATTTATCTGTCCAAGGCGGCGGGTAATCCAAAGCCTTGGACAAACGATACGATATTTCAACAATATAAGTTCACGAATCCCTTTCGTGAGTTAGATAAAACAACCGCATGGATGCGTAATAATTTAACTAATCCTAATAGGGATGCCCCCATAGCTGAAACCCTGTTTAATTGTTGCGTATTTCGTATGTTTGGCACCATAGAAATGGGCGAGGCTTTGGGTTGGATAAAGCAGTGGGATCCTGAGCACGTAAAAAATCTAGCCCGTGGGCGGTTGAGCATGGGCCTAAAAGTGTTCACGGGGGCATACATAATCACCAACCAAGGGTTGAAAAATCCAAAGGAGGAGGTAGTATGCGATATGTTCCTTACACCTGTTTGGAAGGCCCGTGATCAGTTGGCTGAAATTATCAAACAAACCAATAGCCTAGAAACCCTGCATAAGGAACTTGGTAAGTTTGCGGGGTGGGGAGGTGGCGGTTTTATGGCCTACGAAGTGGTAACCGATCTTAACCACACTAGCGCGATGCCAAGTCCTATTGGTCGTTATACATGGGCCAATGCAGGTCCCGGAGCAAAGCGCGGTCTTAACCGTTTGCATGGCAGGCTATTGGATAAGGCCAATGGTGTGGATTGGAATAGTGAAATGAGGCAGTTATTAGATATTGCCCCAAAGTACTGCGATAAAGAAGTACTCGAGCAAGGCGTTGATATGCGTACCATAGAACACAGTTTGTGTGAGTGGGATAAATACCAACGGGTGCTACTCGGCCAAGGCAAACCACGAAGCCTATACAAAGGAATTTAAAAGGTTGTAGGATGTAGGAGCACTTAAGTGAACGTTGATTTATTTTATCTTAGCCCAAACCCCTATGGTGGATGGGTTACGTTTACTGCGCATCTAGTTGATGCACTAAAAGCGGTTGGTATCAAGCCAACAATGTACAAAATAAGGCCGCGCAGTGAAAAGAAACCACGGCCTTTTGGTTACGATCTGCACTACACAAACATAAGTTTACAAGATGCTTTGCGTAGCCCCAACAAGAAGTTGATTGTAGCCGCCGCTAAAAACCATGCAGATGATACTGCCGCGCTCTATGATGCAGGTGCTGCATTAGTAGTGCATGACCCTACTGAAATCAGAAACCTACCGCCCTTAAATGGTAGAACAGTTGTGATAAGGCAAATCGGGTTAACGTATCTGCCTACGGCTACATTTATTCGTCACCCTTATCAACGTAGGCCCGATTATGAAGTGTTTAACCGTACAACACGGGCCGTCAGTACTTCGCGTATTGATTTTGATAAACATACTGCATTGATACTAGATGCAAACAGGTTAGTACCCGATGAAGCTAAGTGTAAGATATACGGTTTTGAGAACCGCATCTACACACGGTTTAAGATTGTGCCCCATTACCCCGAATGGGAACAAAGTAAAGCGGCGTACCCTCGTAATAAAGAAGCTGCCTTCAAGTTGCTATGCTCAGCACAATTGGCAGTGGATATGAGCCTAATCAAGGGCGATGGTGGTGGTACGCAATACACAACACTAGAAGCATGGGATGCAGGCGCAGTGCCCGTTATTCAACGTGATTGGTTACGCACAGGCGACGACATGGTTGAAAATCAAAACTGTTTTGCCGTAGGTGATGCTACGCAGTTAGCTGCTCTGCTAAAGGATGTAGAAAATACTACGCACCTTGATACCTACCGTGACTATGGATATGAGCAGTTGTCGTTACACCATCCTAAAACTATTGGTGAACGCTATAAAGCATTGTTAGAAGCTATTTGATAGGCGCAAGGTACCATGTATATAATAAACGTTAGAAATATCTCTTAGTGCGCCAAAAGCAATAAAAACAAGTCTCTGACACCATACTGACAATAAGGGGTACATATGTATACCGTAGTAGCAAGAAACGTTTCCGAGGCATTATTTTTGGGCAAGCAGTTGATTGAAACCAAAGGAGTAGAAATAGAAAGCCGTGCAGGAAAAACATTAGAACTCCCCCGCCCGTGTGGAACAACTTACACTCACCCCCGCGAGCGCGTACTGTTTTATCCACAACGCGATGCCAACCCGTTTTTCCATTGCTTAGAAAGTTTTTGGATGTTGGCAGGTCGTAATGATGTCAAATGGCTTGTGCAGTTCAACAAACGGATGGCTGAATACAGTAGTGATGGTGCTACGTTTTGGGGTGCATATGGACATAGATGGCGTAGGTGGTTTGACGAAGATCAACTCGACACAGTTGTGTATCGGTTAAAAAATTTTCCAAACGACCGCAGAACAGTGTTAGGTATTTGGGATGTGCTTTCTGACCTCACAAAAGTAAACGAGCAGAAAGATGTTCCGTGTAATACACACGTCTATTTTAAGGTGCGTGATAATAAACTCAATATGACAGTTTGTTGTCGCAGTAACGATATGATCTGGGGTGCGTATGGTGCAAACGCGGTTCACTTCAGTTTTTTACAGGAATATCTCGCCGCAAAAGTTGGTGTTGAAGTAGGTATGTATACTCAGGTGAGTGATAGTTTCCATGCGTATGTAGAAGTATTAGAAAAACTTGGTTCTTTTCAACCTGATTACGACCCGTATCTTACATTGGGCAGTGATGGAAAACATTTTATCCCAAAACGTTTAGTAGATGACCCAACAACTTTTGACTATGAACTACGAATTTTCATGGAAGACGAAGAAGTAAACTATCCTTATAAAAACACTTACTTCAATGAAGTGTTGGAACCTATGCGTAAAGGACATTTTTGGTGGCGCATGGGCGATAAGTTAAGAGCGTTAAAAATTGTTGAAACAATTACCGCCGATGATTGGCGTAAAGCCTGTGTGGAATGGATGGAACGGAGATTAAAATGACCGATTACGATGTTGTAAAATCTCTCGCCAGTGAAGACCATACCTGTTTGATTCAAGCAGGTAAAAGTTACGGCGATAGTTGGAAAAAACGCGGAGGTGTAGGCGCGTTTATGATGTTAGCTCGTAAATGGGACCGCATAGAAAACCAAACTCAAAAATGTAAATGGGATATTTTTGAAGCTATCCGCAAAGACCCTAGTTCAACAGGTATACTTGATGATATTAAAGACCTACGACGTTATCTGCTGCTTGTTGAATCGGAGATGACAACTGATGAGCAGCAATCTAAACTCTTTAATAGTAGCCGTTTGTGAATGTGGTAAAAACCAACGAACACTGACATTCAGGCAGTTGAAAAACAAATGGCCTTTTTGTGAGTGTAAACAAAGTATGAAAGTTCTATCAGATGCAACTTCCTCTTTTCGTGCCGGAAACAGAATGGGTAATGCCCGAACAGTACCCAAACCTGAAAGGAGCAAAAGAAATATCGATTGACTTAGAAACTTATGACCCTAATTTGATAACCCTTGGTAGTGGGTGGCCTCGTAAAGATGGGCATATTATCGGTGTTGCCGTAGCAGTGAGTGGGAGCAGTTGGTATTTCCCTATAAGGCATTTGAACGGTCGTAACTTAGATGCAAAGCAAACTTTCAATTGGTTGCGTAATGTTTGTAACGACCCTGTTTGTACATATGTTTTTCATAACGCCGCTTACGACGTTGGTTGGCTAAAAACAGAAAACGTACATATCGCGGGGCGTGTTGCCGATACAATGATCGTTGCGCCTTTGTTAGATGAAAACAGATTTAGCTATGCGTTGAATGCGTTGGGTAAGGATTACTTAAACGAACGTAAAGATGAACGTATGCTACAAGAGGGTGCCCGTAGTTTCGGTGTCAATGCTAAGAGCGAGATGTATAAGCTACCCGCCGCTCTAGTTGGCGCATATGCAGAACAAGATGCCGCGCTTACTCTTAAACTATGGGAATATTTTAAAGGTTTAATCATCCGTGAAGAAATCGGTTCGATTGTAGACCTTGAACTTAACGTACAACGTGTTACAATCGCCATGCGTGAGCGCGGTGTACGTGTAGATGTTGAAGCTGCTGAACGTATTAAGTTAGACCTCGAAAAGCGCGAAAAGGCTTTGTTAGAAGGTATTAAAAAAGATTACGGCGTTGCAGTAGATATTTGGGCGGCACAATCAGTTGCTAAAGCGTTTGATATAGCTGGAATCTCTTATGGTAAAACTGAAAAAACAGGTGCTCCGAGTTTTGGCAAAACGTTTTTGAAAAACCATTCGCATCCGTTGCCGAAAACCGTTGTGCAGGCACGTGAGTTAAATAAAGCCCGAACAACGTTTATTGATACAATTTTAAAACACGAAACAAAAGGACGTATACATGCAGAAATTCATCCTTTACGTTCAGACGAAGGTGGCACAGTTACAGGAAGATTTAGTTACAGTGACCCTAATCTTCAGCAGATTCCTGCGCGAAATGCGGAAATTGGACCATTAATCCGTAGTTTGTTTTTGCCCGAGCAAGGCGATATGTGGGGCGCGTTTGACTATAGCAGTCAAGAACCACGCCTCGTTGTGCATTATGCAAGTTTATTAGATTTTGACGGTGCGCGTGACTTCGTAGCCGAATACGCAAAAGACGCACGCACCGATTTTCATCAACTTGCGGCAGATATTGTTGGTGTTCCACGTAAGCAGGCTAAAGACATTAACTTAGGTTTGTTTTATGGTATGGGAAAAAATAAACTCGCTGCTTCGTTAGGTTTAGACACAGAAGAAGCTGAACAGCTTTTTGCAAAGTATCATGCACGAGTGCCGTTTGTGAAACAGCTAAGTGACTACATCGTAAATCGCGCGACCAATAAGGGTGTAATAAGAACGTTGTTAGGACGTAGGTGCCGTTTTGATTTATGGGAACCCATGAAGTATGGTTTGTTTAAACCGATGCCATATAAAGAAGCCTACGCTGAACACGGTACAAGTATCCGCAGAGCATTTACGTATAAGGCTCTTAACAGGCTGATACAAGGCAGTGCCGCAGATCAAACTAAGCAAGCGATGGTTGCTTTGTACAATGAAGGCATATTGCCCATGATTCAAGTACACGACGAACTTGACGTTTCTGTGAGTAATGAGGCACAGGGTAAACGCATTCAAGAAATAATGGAAACATGTGTCACGTTAGAAGTGCCAAGTGTTGTAGATGCAGAGTTTGGCCCTAATTGGGGACAAGCAAAACAAACATTTAGTGATAAGCCATGGACACGTGGTTTAAAACATGCTCACAGTTTAATGAAAACTTAACCATGGACCTTGGACGATTAAAACTTTTACGACGCAGTGGCTATGTAAAGCGGTTTCACACGCTACCAACGATAGGGGAAGTGCAATCAGTGAGTGCACATAGTTGGAATGTGACTTTATTAATTAACGAGTTATTTCCAGATGCTCGAAAACAATTATTGCTCGCGGCTATGTACCATGATGTCGCTGAAATAATTATTGGTGATATGCCTGCAACAACTAAATGGAAATATCCTGATTTAGCCGAAACTTTAGCAAGGGCGGAAGAGCAAGTAGAGCGTGAGTTAAATATCCAATTCGCTCTGACTGAAAGAGAAAAGGTAATTCTCAAAATGTGCGATATGCTAGAGTTAGTTTTATACTCTGCAGAACAACTCAAATTAGGAAACGATTATTTCGATGAGGTGTTAAGTAATGGAATGAAATATTTATTAGATAAGTATTCTAACTATGTAGAGTTTAGCGTGGTAAGTAATATCTTAAAACAAATGGTTAGCCGATAAAACAGTATTTGCATTCAATATTGTCGTAGGGCTATTATGGTATGTTGCTTAGAAAGGTAACATACAAATGAACATTTTCGTATTAGATTACAATCATACAACATGTGCTCAATATCACTGCGATAAGCACATAGTCAAAATGCCGCTTGAAACAGCACAAATGCTCAGTAGCGTGTACGCACGTTACGACGAAGAAGGCCCCTACTTACCAGTGCATCAAAAACATCCGTGTACGTTATGGGCAGGTTCAACTATAGAAAACTACAAATGGCTATGGAACTTAGGCAATGCGTTGCTTAAGGAATATACCTATCGTTACGACCGTTTACATAAATGTGGTGAAATACTTGCATTACTACGATGTCCCCCACGTAATTTGACTGCGCGTGGTTTTACTAAATTTGCTCAAGCAATGCCTGACAAATACAAACATCCTGATGTTGTCACTGCATATCGCAACTACTACCGTGGTGAAAAGCGCAATCTTGCAGTGTGGTCAAAACGAAATTTACCTATTTTTATGGAGGAAGTATAAAATGCGAAATAACTTTGAAGAACACCCGTTATTACTGCTTGCCGATTGTTTGCGAAAAGCAAAGACGGCAAAGAACTTATCGGCAGCTACGAATATACATGAAACTACCGTTTATGGATGGCTTGGTTTCCGCCACGGCATAGGTGAAGAATCGTATAAAATTTTAAAGCAGTATCGTAGTGGCGTTATCAATAAGCCTGTAGACCCACCAAAGGAAAACAAACTGGTATGGAGCCGTAAAGAATCAGGGCTTACTTTACCTTCGATTGATTTAACGGTTCGTATTATTAAGCATGGTATCGGTAAGGATGATACCCCGTATGTGTTTGCCCGAACTGTGCAAGATGAAACTGTGTTTATTCCCAGCTTTGTAGCTTACGAAATTACAAAAGTGATGGAATACATACAGGTGAACGACATTGTCACCGTGCGCGTTGTAAAAGATTTAAGTGGGCGTAGTGATTATGTAGCTAAAAAGTTCCTTAGTAGTGCAGAGACTTAATCATGGATATTATAGAACATTATAAACAAGTGCGGTTTCGGTTGTGGAATGCGGCGCAAATCGCCAAAAAGTTTGATGAGAAGCCTGTTGAAGAAAGTACTTTAATTCAACAAAAAATAGAAAAGGGTGATCTACAACCATTACCGATGCCAAAAAGAAAAATTACTGGATTGAGCACGCGCCGTGCCGACCCAGTATTTGAAATACTAGATAAGCATAATGTCACATGGGATGAAGTAATTGGTCAGAGTCGTAAACAAAAATACATCCATGTGCGAGCAGAAGTTTATACGTGTTTACTCAACCAAGGGTTGAGTAAAGCGCATATTGGTAAGATATGTAATCGTGACCATACATCGATACTACATATCTTAAACACATATTCAAACAACTATTTCCAGTAAAGAAAGGCGAACCAATGAGTTACGTAGATTTTATTCAAGCAGGATTAAGTGCCACTAAATCCCGCATAGAAGAAGCGGATGTGCCCCAAGTAAATTTCACGCGAGTTGCACAACTCGCGAGTGTGCTTTTAGATAAATCAATTAGCCCTTATGATGTTGCAATCATTTTGGCATGTGATGGTTTAGCAGTACAGATCCAAACACCTGAAAGCACCACGGCTATCCCTAGGGTGATTAGTGCGCTTGCTTTGGCACGAAGTGTGTTAAATGTATCAGTAGATGGGCGTGGCGAAGTTCAAAAAGCGATTGTAAACGCGCAACTTGAAAAAGCTATTAACGATGAAGTAAAAGACATCGCCGCAAAATTTGCCCCTAAGATGCCTACTGCTACTCCGTTTGGCACGAATAATGCAGTTACTGAATAGGAAACATTACATGGAAGAGGTAACTGAATCTACCGAATCTGATGTTGTTTTCGTATTTAGAGAACCATGCGACCGTTGTGGTGAAGAACGTATCTGCATAGGAATTGTTACCGCGCCAGAAGACGAGCCGCCAACCATATCTACAATCCTTTGTGAAGAGTGTATTCGTAAAGGGTTTAAAAAAGCAAAAAACCATTATAAGTCTACAATAGAAATGTAAAGATCTCGCCGTTCAAAAGAGGGAGGCAACCCTTGAACGGCGAGTGACATTTATGAACCGAAAATCAAGAAAGACGATATGTATGATCATTCAACATGCAGACAAAATGGAGACAATTTCGTCCGCAGAAAACATAATATTCCTTACTGGCTCTTTTGACAAGTTTATATTTGCCATGTAAAATCACGCCTTTATTATGGTACGTGCAATAGTGTTTCGCAGAAAGGAACCACCATGATAATGTTAACCAAGGCACAACGAAAAGCCTTAAAACGTATTTACGATAAGCAACAACGGACTGGGTACATCCTGCGTGACCGCTACTGCCCTGAGCCCATCGACTACCGACAATTTCGTAAAAGTGTAATGGGCACAATCGGTATGGATAATGCCGTTATAGTCAATTGGGCAGGTATGTGGATCGCTATCGAGTGCGATGGGTATACACACACATGACGCCTTTGATTTTGTTTGGAATATTTGTGGCAATCACTTATGTGTATGATGTGTTGACAAAAAAGCGTTAGTCACATACACTATCAAACACTATACTTTAACCGTGGCTCATTTATAGAAAGGAATATGCCATGAACCCTTATGACCATTATTCTAAAACAAGTATTACGAATGCTTCAAATAACATCAGCCGCAATATTGATTACCTTGGTAGCTACATCGTTGCTTTGCAAGAACGTTTAACTAACTTAGAAAAAAGCCAAAAAGAATTTAATGATGCAATACAAGAAATGCGTATTAACATCATGCAGGGGTTTGATCCTACCGCTATGAAAGGTGCGATTGAATTATGTATAAAAGAAGCATTGCGCCCTACCGAGTTAATTTCAGACCACATTGAAAAAGTTATTTCTAACCTAATAACGGAACAAGTAAAACTGCTTGTAGAAAAGAATGTAGATGAAATTTTACAAGGCATAGAAGTTAATGTTGATGCACAGCTTAGATGGTAGTAAAGGGAAAAAGCAATGGATATCGTTGAACGATTGCGTAAATACGACATTAATTGTCATTGTTTTGAAAACCATCAACTAACTATATGTGAAGCCGCCAACGAAATTGAACGGTTGCGGGAAGCATTGAACTTTTATGCAAATGAAAAAAATTATGACCTTGTATTACGTACACATTTCAGTTTGGGTGAGTATGAATATTCTTTAATACAAGATGATAATGGTACAATAGCACGCTCCGTGTTGACAAAATAGTTATTGTCTTAAGTTTATCGTACCATATTATATACGTATGGCAGCTTGTAGAAAGGAGTTAAGCCATGATGACCGAACAAGAGTTTGTTATTCATTACCGTGTGCTCAAAGCCCATATGGCCGATATGACAGATTGGTTTCAAGAAGAAATACGCGATGTTATTTACTGCTTGAACCAAGACGTACGTGCATATCGTGCAGGTGGTCAAGAACCCGATTGGCAAAGTTACGCCGATGATATCAACGAAGTATTACGTGAGGATGGTATGCCTGCTTTGTTCGCAAGCATAAATGAGGACGTATACGATGGTTGAGTATACACTAATGATACGTAGCCAACCTTTTATCTATGTCCCTGAATTTTTTGCATGGATTGAAACTGCGTATCGTACAGGTACTGATATTGATGACTTTTTAGATGGGCTAGGTATACCCAACCATCTATGGGATAAAGTAAAACTTGGCAAGTATCAAAAAAGTACCGAAGGTAATGACCTTGTACTTACGTTTGAGGTAAATTAACCATGGACTTTGAAACTGCGTTTGAAACTTCACCTCGGCTTACGGAAATAGCTGATTCTGTCGTAATACGTAAACCCATCATTTGTAATGATGGTGCTACCATCAGCGTACAAGCAAGTTACGGACATCACTGTATTCCAAAAAACAATATTGGACCATATACGCATTACGAGGTGGGGTTTCCGCAGGATGCAAAGGGTGCATGTCTGCATGAAGAGCGCTTGCAACCCTACAAAGATAATACGGGGGATGTGTATCTGTATGTACCCTTACAAGTGATAACAGATATCATACATAAACATAAAGGCGCTGTTCCATGGAAACAAAAAAGATAAAAAAAGTGTAGTCTTGACTTTATCTGCTTTTATAATACTAAGTATGGCAACTAGTAGAAAGGAGTTCCGCCATGCAATCTACTGTATTGATCAAGTACTTTACCCGCGATCTTTTGCTGACTGCCACGTTAGAGGGCAATGCGCGAAACTATAACCGTCAGCTTAATCCGGCGATGGTTAAAAACCTAGATGAGGAAACACTGTTTCCTGTACCTTTTCATATGCTACATGAGCATATCGATGGTGAAGTTGTTGACCCGCATGTGCGTGCGTGTGTAATGCTTGACCCCGAAACCAAGGTGTTATTAGACATCGACCTTAAACGATTCAGCAAGTTACCCGAACTAGAGGTACCCGAATAATGGGCAAGATGAAGCACAATGGCGTCACGCCGAAGCAATATGCATACTCTGCCGTTGGTTTAGAAATTGAAAATATATTCTATAACGAAACGCATGATGTTGATAAGCTGCCTGATGCTTTCAGGCGCAGAGTACGTAAACATCTTGCCATATTGCGTGAGCGCTTGCTGATTGCCGCTTATTTAGAATCGCATACCCACCTACCCACCGAGTTCGCAAAAGAACAAAAACGCTTAGATCAAAGAAAGGATTAAGTTATGGGTGCACAATCGTTCTGTATACAGCGTACTAAAGGTACAGATACCGCTAAACAGGCATTTGAAGCTGCCCGTGAGCAAGCCGCTTACGATTACGGACATAGAGGCTATACGGGTACGATAGCCGAAAAAAACAGTTATGTAGTATTACCGTGTATTGAGGGTAAAACCCCCGAAGAAAGTGCTTGGCATTACGTGCAGATTGACCACCCCAAAATTTATGATAAGTGGGGTCCGGCAGGATGTATTGAATGCCCCACAACTGATAAATATTACTTTTTCGGGTGGGCAAGTTGCTGACTAAATAGGCATTGTCATGTGTAAATCGTAACTTAAACTATAACAGTGGCAACTAGCAGAAAGGAGTGTGCCATGTATAACTCTCAAGAAGTTTACGATACTGTAGTGCAACATCTGTACGCGCAAGGTGGCAAAAGTTACGGTGACTTCCCCGATGATGCAGGTGCGAAAGGTAGTAGCGGATGCTTGTACCGTAGCCCCGATGGCCGAAAGTGTGCCGTTGGTGCCCTAATACCTGATGATATATATGAGGAGGCTATGGAAGGGTTGAGCATTACGGGTTTAGTGAGTAATTACGAGCGTGTATTGCCTAGCGCGATTACGGCTAACCATGAGTTGTTAGGAATGCTGCAAGAAAGCCATGATAATTACATGGAAGAATATATACCCTTTGACGATACCGCTTTGTATGAGCGTTTGCGCGACGTGGCATACTTCCATAAACTGTTACCCGATGCTTTAGATAAAGCGCGTAAAACATTTCATGATAAAAACAAATTGGCAAAAGCGGAGAGAGAACGTGTTTGATAGAGACCCTAATGGTAAAATGTACATACTCGGTATTGACGATACGGTAATTGTCGGTGACGGTATGTATCGTGGTAGAAAAGGCAAAGTCACGCGGATCAAAGCCAGTAAAATCACCGTTGAGTTGTGGCCTACCGAAAGCCAGAAAAAAGCGGTTATCAATGTAGCGCCTGACTGGGTACATCCTGCACGATAATTATTGCCCTACATCTGTATAAGATGTGGGGCATTTTTGTGACTTACAGGTTGAGTATATGAGCAAGGATTATTTAGGAGGCTCTTCAGAGCCTTTGTTTTTGGCTGGTGCTATATACCCAGTGTGGTAGTAAGTTGCCGCTGGTGAGCCGTTTTTGTTGGCTCTATGGCCTGATGATTATTGTGGTTGTGGGCGTAAGAGCAATTGGGTGAGCGACAAAATAGTGCTTTTAATCGGCATATCTGCTAATACAGTGGTAAGGCATACATGTTATAGAAAGGGCAGAATCACATGCAACCTAACCAAGATAACTCACAAGTTGAACCGAATGATGCAGAAGTGGTAGAGTTACTTAAAACTTTAACCTTCGTCCCTGTAGAAAATACACAGTTTTATAACGGTATAGACTTTCCATATGTGGCATACAACGAAGAGTTCGTAATATTTTCAAACGAAAATATGGACATCCATTGGTACACGATGAATAGTTTTTATAGCGGCGAATTCAATTTAAACGAATTAACGTGATAAAATAGCCATTGTTTTCAGCCAATCAACTGTTAGGCTATACGTGTATATAAGCCATAGAAAGGGCAAACAAATGTCAATACTCCAGTATAATGTAACCGAAATCAAACAACTTTTGGCTGATTGCAAGCGCAAATATCCAGAGCATTTTTGTACTTACGAAAATTTTAATAGCGTTACTCTGGATAAAAACGGTTCTACCGACGAAACAGCAATATATCTAACCGATGTCGGGCAAACCATATATGTATTTGTAGATTCAACAGATAACCAACCTGTTGCTTCTTTTGATCTGTAAAGCCATAGAAAGGGCAAACAAATGGCAATTCTACGCAACCTCAACCAAACAACTCACGCAGAAGATCATAAAATGGCCTTGGAAAAAAGAGGCCAAGAGTTACAGGCTCAACGCAGCGCTATAATTGCCGCGAAAAAAGCCGAAATAGAAAAAATTAAAAATTCACAACTCTTACGTTTCCTCCGGCACGCCAAAATGGCGCCCGAAATCCTTAAAAAAGAAAACGTTTAATCAACATAAAAGGCAAAAGTCACATGGAACTGTATGACATCTGGGTAGTATACACTACCCATGCACCCATCATTTTCGTAATAATCGCAGGCGCGTTTTTAATCTACACAGGCATAAAGGAGTATCGTAAATGATCTACTATCATCGCGAGGCCGACGGGGTTTACACCATCACAAAAAATGCCGCAGTCTACGCTTGGGCCACTTACAGTCGTAAAGCGAAAAAGTGGAAAGTCGTTACAGCACATGGTAAACTCATGCACTATTTTAGTCTTCAGAGCGCCATCCATGGTATTAAACGAGGTGACATTTAAAATTCCTTATAAGGGAATGAATGATATTGGAAATATAGTAAGTAAGTAATTGAAAAATAAACAGATAGTAAGATATGCTGTTTTTTAAAATGGATCGGTGTTTTTATTTTTTATCGTGGATTAAAATATCTTGATATATAGCAATGATTACAAGGGGTTATAGAATATATACAGAGAAATAGGTAAAAGAAACAGGGAAAACTGATATTCAAAAAGTTCCGTTGCGCGCGCGCGCGAGAAACATTTTTAAAAAAATTTCTATATGGCAAAAAGACGATATCTTAATATCATTTTACTTTTCAATAACTTACGATAATATATTGTATAAGTATGTGTCCCTTATAGGAAAAGTTGTTTTTAGGAGAAAATTAAGAAAAATGGCGCGTCCCGGACCGAAACCAAAAAAGCGGGGATACGTCCCGATGGCAGGAAATCCAAAACAAGAACTAGGCTTAACCGAAATGCAAGAACGCTTTGCACGGATTATGGCTTCTGAAGATCTTACCTATACCGAGGCCGCTATCAAGGCTGGATATTCTGAAAAAGCAGCAGGTGTCCAAGGTTCCAAACTCATGAATTGGAACATTTTTCCTCATGTGGTCAATCGTGTGCGTGAGCTTAAACAAGAGCTTGCAAAAAAGTACGACGTCACCTTTGAAAACCATGTAATGAGGCTCGCACAAATTAGAGATATGGCAATTCAGGCCAATAATTATCCAGCTGCAGTGTCAGCAGAAAAAGCAAGAGGACAGGTCGCAGGATTGTATGTGAGTCGACAAGAAATATTAGTCGGTAAAATAGATCAAATGGATAAACACCAAGTTTTAGAAGAAATCAGGCGCTTGCAAAAAGAGTTTCCTGCATTGATGCTTGCTTCATCTCCTGTGATTGATGTGATCCCTATGAAAGAAAAAAAGAATGAGCCAACCAGAAAGAAGTCTTTGGAATCGTTGGAATAATGCCACGAAAGAACTGGTTGACTGGACACGTTTAGAGGCATGGGTAGGGAGCGGCATCCCCGATATGAATGGAATTGTGCGCTGCGATAGTTTGCAAAAATGCAAAGGTCAGGAACTTTGGGTTGAATTGAAGGTCGTCAAGACTAAAGGGGTTATCGTTAAAAACCTATGGAGACCGCAACAAATCGCATGGCAGACAAAAAGATGCTTGTATGCTTGTAATGTCTTTAACTTGGTGAGCCACCCAGACAGACAATCCCTCAAAATTTATTTAGGCTCGACGATTAAACGATTAGTAGATGAAGGTCCATTGTCAGTGGCTCCTGCTTGGGAGGCTGCTGAGCATGATTATGTTGATGCGTTGATTTTCATGCAGTCAATTTTAAAAGATGATTATGCTAAAAACAATGAGAGATGACCGTTATTAACGGTTGAATCTTCATGGACCATTGACCTTCATGTTGTCGCATTTTATTTTGATCTTTTCATCAAATCATCAAATCATCAAAAAAGATAATTTTTGAGAAAAAAGTGTTTATCTTTATTTTATCTTTATGTATACTTTTAATTGTAGGCGATGGGCCTACCATAAAAAAGGATGTCAAATATGTCTAAGCAAGTCGCAGTTGTCAAAACAAATGCTAAATCAGAAGCTGTCGCTCTTTTCGGTACAGCAAACGCAGAAGTCACAACACAATCGCTTCGGGCATGGGTCAATGCCAATGCGGGCGGTGACTGGTCCAAGGTGAAAATTGTAAAGCAAGGCAATATCGTTGCCGATTTCCAAAAAGCGGGTCTTAAAGGTCCGGTACCTTTTGGTTATAATGGAAATCCAATAGGCACACGTGCCCTTTTACAAAATCACTTGTTGGAAAGTCCAACGGTTGCTGACCACTGGACATGGTGTAAATCTGGTCCTAAAGCGGGCATCGGTACTGTCAAGCAGCATACGCCTAATAATCCAGCTTGTCTACTTGCGTTGCTCAATGGCGGCTATAGTCCATCGTCCAAAACTTGGGGGCAGGCTTTTATTCACTTGGTCGCGGCATAAATAAAATAGGCGCGTCGGCAATGTCGGCGCGCTTTTTCTTCGGCGTTCGGTTTTCATCTAATCGTCGCAAAATCAAATTGTCAAATCGCCAATCCCATTGAGACGAGCAGTCGCCAACCCCATTGAGAAACGTGGACCGTAGCTACCGTAACCACTCCTAATATATTTTCTTCTTACTATTTTCTTATATTCAAATCGTCTAATATTCAAATCGTCTAATATTCAAATCGTCTAATATTCAAATCGTCTAATATTCAAATCGTCTAATATTCAAATCGTCTAATGTTCCTTGTGCATCGCATCAATTTTATTGTGCATCGCATATAACTTTTTTTATTTTTATATTACTTTTTTGTTTTATTTTTAAAAATTTTAGTTTATTGTTTTTATTGTAAGCAATTTTGCTTACGTTACAAAAAGGGTTTAAACATGGTTAACACAACAAAAGCGGCCCCCGCCGCAAAGGCGGCCCCCGCCGCCAATACCACCGCCGCCGCCGCCGCATTGTTTGGCACGGCCAACGCGCCCGTAACGGTGCAGGCATTGCGCGCATGGGCAAATGCCAACGCGGGCGGCAATTGGGCCAATGTAAAAATTGTTAAACAAGCGGGCGTGCAAGCCAACTGGCAAGCGCAAGGGCTTAAGGGCCCAGTGCCCTTTGGTTACAATGGCAAGCCGCATAGCACGCGGGCACTGTTACAAAACAACTTGCTTGCGGTGCCAACTTTGGGTGCGCACTGGGTATGGTGCAAAACGGGGCCAAGCTGTAACATTGGCACCGTGGCCGCACATACGCCAAACAACCCAGTATGTTTGTTAGCTATGTTAAATGGCGGGTACAGCCCTAGCAGTGCCACATGGGGCACGGCCTTTTTACATTTAACGGTGTAAAATTACACGCACAATGGCCCGTGGCGCAATGCGCCACGGGTTTTTTTGCGCCTGCTATATAAACATTTGCTTATATAAACATTTGTTTATATAAAGGTACCCTTATGTGCAGTGCAAAATGCCATTGTGCACTGCACTATGCCGCACCCCCCGTAAACGAGCCCGTTGCCAAAACTTTTACTTTAACAGAGTTTTTTACTGTTCGTTATCAATTTTTAAAATTATGCACCCCCCTTTGATCGATACTCGGTTAAGGTACCCCTTGCCGTGCCCCTATATGTAATATATTTCAATAATTATCCCATGGAGAAAGGTTCATTGTCCTATAGCCTTGCGCAGATAGATCAAGTGCCTCCTGACGCGGTTGGTAGGCTTAAGGAATTGTCTCAACGATATGTTGACCTTACCCGTGCTGAAAAGGCTAAGGATTCATTTTTAGATTTTGTGCGTTTTGTTTGGCCTGGATTTATAGCGGGCAGGCACCATGAGCTTGTTGCTGAAAAGTTTGAGTCGATAGCGCGTGGTGAGTTGAAGCGGTTGATTATTAATATGCCGCCGCGCCATACGAAGAGTGAGTTTGCGAGTTATTTGTTTCCTGCTTGGATGGTGGGCCGTAGGCCGATGATGAAGATTATGCAGGCGACCCATACGGCTGATTTGTCGATTGGTTTTGGGCGTAAGGTGAAAACCCTTATGGAAATGTCTGATTACCAGCAGGTGTTTGATGTCCGTTTGAAGAGTGATAGTAAGGCGTCGTACCGTTGGCAGACTGATGTTGGTGGTGAGTATTATGCGGCGGGTGTGGGCGGTAGTATTGCGGGCCGTGGTGCTGATTTGTTTATAGTCGATGACCCGCATAGTGAGCAGGATGCTATGAGTCCGGCGGCGTTGGAAAATGCGTGGGAATGGTACCAAGGTGGCCCGCGCCAACGTTTGCAACCCGGAGGTGCCATAGTGGTGGTTATGACGCGGTGGAGTGAGTTAGACCTTACCGCCAAGTTGCTTAAGCAAAGTGCCGTGGATGCAAAGGCGGACCAGTGGGAAATTATTGAATTTCCTGCTATTTTGCCGAGCGGTAACCCGTTGTGGCCTGAGTTTTGGAAATTAGAGGAGCTAGAAAGTGTTAAGGCCAGTATCCAGTTAAGCAAGTGGCAAGCGCAGTATATGCAGGCCCCTACGGCTGATACCAGCAGTATTATAAAGCGGGAGTGGTGGCGTAGGTGGCAAACTGAAAAAATACCCAAGTTGCAGTATGTGATGCAAACTTATGATACTGCTTTTTTAAAAAACCAAACTGCTGACTTTAGTGCTATACAAACGTGGGGAGTTTTTTACCCAACCGAGGATGCCGCCCCTAATATTATACTTATGGATGCAAAGCAGGGGCGGTGGGAATTCCCCGAGCTGAAGCGTATCGCCATGGATGAGTATAAGTATTGGGAGCCCGAAACTGTGTTAATAGAAAGTAAGGCGGCAGGTTTGCCTTTGACACAGGAATTACGGTCCATGGGTATTCCGGTGGTGAACTTTAGCCCCAGTAGGGGTAATGATAAGCATAGCCGTGTGAATGCCGTTGCCCCGTTATTTGAGGCAGGCATGGTATGGGCACCCGAGGCCAGTTGGGCCGAAGAGGTTATAGAACAATGCGCGGCCTTTCCTTTTGGCGAGCATGATGATATGGTTGACGCAATGACTCAGGCGCTTATGCGGTTTAGGCAGGGTGGATTTATTACTCATCCCGAGGATTACGTGTACGAACGTAACAATGCCCCCGTACGAAGGATTTATTACTGATGGCTAAAAACCCCTTCAATAATATCGAAAAAGATTTACGTAATCAGCCTGTAAGTGCTTTTCCACTCAATGGTCAGATAGATGATTATCCCGTAAATGATGAGTACGAAATCGATAGCACCGCCCAAGAACCCAACGCTAATATTCCCCCCAACGTTGAAGAAGATTACGGCAGTGTTGATGTTCAAATGATGGATGATGGCAGTGCGGTAGTTACTTTGGGCGATGAGCCTGCTTATACAATCAGTTTAGGATTTGGTGATAATTTAGCAAAAACATTAAGCCAAACGCAGCTTAATCGTATCAGTAGTGATTTGTTGTCATTGATTGAAGACGATGATACAGGCCGTGAAGAATGGCGTAAAACATATGAGCAAGGGTTAACTCTGCTCGGTTTGAATTATGAAGAGCGTACTGAACCTTTTGAAGGGGCCACAGGAGTTATTCATCCTATATTAAATGAGGCTGTAATACAGTTTCAAGCACAGGCATATAAAGAGTTGTTACCTCCTGGAGGGCCTGTACGTACGCAAATTCTAGGTGTTTCAACTCCCGAAATCGAAGCACAGGCCGACCGCGTAAAAGAATACATGAATTACCAGCTTACGGAGGTCATGGAAGAATTTGACCCCGAATATGATCAAATGCTGTATTTTGTAGGGTATGGCGGTAGTGCTTTTAAAAAGGTTTATTACGATGGCTATTTAGGCCGTGCCACAAGCCCTGTTATTCAGCCTAAAGATTTGATTGTACCTTATGGTTCAAAAGATTTGTTTACAGCAGAGCGCGTTACACATGTTTTGCGTATGAGCAAAAACGATTTGCTCAAAATGCAGAAAAACGGTTTTTACCAAGATATCGATCTAGAGGAGCCTAGTCAATATGAACAAGATGATATTACTCAGCGCCAAGATCAAATCAGTGGTTTGGAACAAAGTGCTTACTCCGATGAATACATTTTGTACGAATGCCATTGCAACTATGACCTCACTGAGCAAACAAATAGTACTGAAGATGAAAAGGTTGCTGTTCCGTATATTATCACTATAGAAAAACAGTCCGGCAAAATTTTATCTATACGCCGTAACTATAAAGAAAACGATCCCCGTAAACTTAAAAAACAGTACTTTGTACATTACAAGTTCCTTCCGGGACTTGGGTTTTATGGTAGCGGGTTGGTGCACTTGCTTGGTAACCTCAGCCGCAGCAGCACATCATTACTGCGGCAGTTGATTGATGCAGGTACGTTAAGCAATCTTCCGGGAGGGTTCAAGGCCAAGGGCCTACGCATTCAGGATCAAGATTCACCAATTCAACCTGGAGAATGGCGCGATGTTGACGCTCCCGGAGGTGATTTAAGCCAAAGCCTATTGCCTTTGCCGTATAAGGAGCCAAGCGCAACCCTGTATCAGTTGATGGGTTTTTGTATCACAGCGGCTGAAAAATTTGTCGGCACAACTGATTTAGGTATGGCCGAAGGTAATCAGGAAGTACCAGTAGGTACTACAATAGCCGTGTTGGAGCGCGGGGCGCGTATTATGTCGGCGGTGCATAAGCGGCTGCACTATGCTCAAAAACAAGAGTTACGGTTGTTGGCGCAGGTATTTGCTGAATACACTTCGCCAGAGTACCCGTACGATGTATATGGGGCCGAACGTAGTGTTAAACAGAGCGATTTTGATAATCGGGTTGATGTTGTTCCGGTAAGCGACCCGAATATTTTTAGCATGACGCAGCGTATAACTCTCGCCCAAGAGCAGTTGAAGCTAGCTATGGCAGCGCCTGAAATGCACGATATGCATGAGGCTTACCGTAGAATGTACAGTGCCTTGGGTGTGCAAGAAATTGATGCGATTTTAAAGCCCGCTCAAGAACCTACCCCTGTAGGTGCTGCTCAAGAAAATGCTTTGTTGTTAAATGTGCCTAATGGTGCCAAGCCGCCACAAGTTTATCCACAGCAAAACCATATGGCGCATATACAAATCCACCTTGGGTTGATGCGTACGCCGTTAGTACAGTCAACTGCAGGAGCGTTGGCGGCGGTTATGGCTCATATTTATGACCATATCGGGTTTGCAGCGCAACAACAGGTGCTTGGTGGGCAGCAAATGATGCCAAATCAACAACCAAACCCGCAAGTAGAGGCCCAAATAGCCATGTTAGAGGCTCAATTGGCGCAACAGGTGTTTGCAACGCAGCAAAACCCGCCACAAGACCCGCTTGTAGCCCTTAAATCACGTGAACTCGACCTCCGTGAGCAAGAAAACTTGCGTAAAGGTGGCGAAGCTGAGCAAAAAATGCAGTTGGATGCTCGTAAGCAGCGTGAAAAGCAGCAAATTGACCTTGAGCGTATACAAACAACCGAAGATATTGCTAGAATGCGTGTAGAAGCTCAACTTATGAAGAACGGGTTGATATAAAATGGATAATTATAACGGTATCGAACGCATTTTAGCGGAGCGTAGAGCTAAAAGGATGCAGTTTGCCCGTGGTGGCGATGTGCGGGCAGGTGATAGTGTCGGCGGGTTACGTGGTGATACAGGCGCTTATAGTGGTAAGCGTTCAGACACAGGGTATTCTGGCCCTGTTTCGCGCTCCGGTATGGGAGCTACTCAGCGTAATGTGCAAGCTGCACAAAATGCACAAGCAGTCGGCAGTGGGCGTGGAGCTGTGGAATCTTCAGGAGAACGCGCCGCAGCACAGGCAGCACAACAGGCTGCTCAACGTGAGGCTACAAAAGCCGCGCAACAAGCAGCAGTAGAAACAGCAATCCGCAAGCAAAACCAAGCTAACTATAGGGTAACACCATCTAGTGTTTATACTAGGGGCAGCGCTGCAAA